GCCCTCCCCGTAAATCCCCGCGCCGCCGCCACTGCCGCGCCCTGGTTAGCTGGTGCCGGTGCTTTGAGCACTACGACTGGCTTTGTCGGGGGGTTGACTACCGGTGGAGTCGTGGCCTTCGCGCCCACCTCAAAGCCCTTTAGGACGTTGTTTTTATTCTCGATGGCTTTTTGCTCGTCGGTTATTTCTACTTCACCCTTCTTGGACTCGTATAGCCCTGACTCGATATTAGCCTGTGTTATCGCCTGGCGCTGCTCTTGCGTAAGGTTCGCCCATTCTGGCCCGTATACTTTTAGGTTGCCATATACGCCGGTTAGGTCGGCAGCCTCTAGGCCGCCTTTCTTGTAATCCTCCCACGTTTTGTATTTGCCCGCGAATGGCTTAGACGGATCCGGCGGCGCGGCGTTGAACTGCTCGCGCATGCCCGCTACGTAGTTTTGCCAATTCTTGTCATCCTGGCCCTGCTTTTGTAACTGGCCGGTGTGCTCCTGCGCTACCTGGCGGGTCGTCTTGTGCATTAGCTTATCTATGAGGCCGGTTTTCTTAGCGCCTAAAAGCCCCCACCCTACCGGCCCCATAGCCGCCAAGGCTAGATCGTTTTTGATGCCGTTACCCTGCAGCCCGTAACCTATCACGTTACCTGCTGCGGCCCCTATGCCAGTACCGACACCTGGTAATAACATTGAGCCAATACCCGCACCTAGCGATGTAGTGCCAGACCGAAGCCCCTCACCGTTGCGATTAAACGCGCCCACAACGTCATAGCCGCCTTTTGCAATCGCTAATGGTGCTGCTACCTGCCCGAGTGTTTCAGACCCTAGCGCCGCCCCTACGTTGGCCGCACCGCTGGCAATACCAAGGCCGCCGCCTACTTTATCCCGCTTGAATTCTTGAAAGCCTGAATAGATTTGATAAGCACCGCCTAAACCCTGAATAGCGCGGCCAATCGTTGCACCTGTATCGGCATCTATAATGCTGCCATCTGGTGCCACCTCCGAGCCCTCGGGAAGCGTATTAGTCACTACGCTGCCGTCTGGTTGTGGCACTCCCCCAAGACTGAAATCCTGTACCGGCGCGCCGAGTGTGCCGGTACCCTCTGGTGCCACTATCGCGCCCCCTTGCGCTCCTTGTGCTGCAGCCTGGCCTAAAGTCTGAGGTGCGGCATTACCTGTGATAGTATTTTCAAGCCCTCTTTTGCCTATTTCTTTCGCTATTGCTTCCGATACCGGATCGGCTGCTTTTCCGCCTAATTGGCTCGCTAGAATTGTTCCGCCAGTCACCCCAGCAATGGGAAGTAGCTGACCAACTGGGCTCTGATTAAACTGCTGCTGCTGGATCGCCTTATCCTGCTGTTTCTTTTGCTCCTCTGCCTCTGAGATTGCGCCTTTAGGATTGGCGCGGAATACCTTGCGGCCGGAGGCATTAGACGCTACCGGATCGTATACGTAAGCTGGATTGCCGGGCACCACGTAGAAGGTTTGCCCCGATGGTGTTACAACCTTTTCCCATGTGAGAAACTTAGAATAATCTGTTCCAGGAAACGGATCATTTTTAAAAGTTGCCATACTATGATCCTCCTGTGCCAGCCCATGAACCTACGGGCACCACGGGCCAGTCAAACGTACTCTGCATGTCGTAGGCCGCGCTAACAACCGTAGCACCGTTCTGACGCCCTAGAGCGGTACGCACGCTGCCCTCCCACTGATTTTTAATCCTATCAGCCATGGAAAACTGTTGCTTGCTTTCGTACCACGCCCACCGAAGCCCTTCTATAAATAGCTCGTCGTCGAGTATCACCAGATCGGTATCGGCACTGATCGGGTAAGGCTCCGTGTAGACCGTCCACACCCCGTCACCGTCTGTTGATGTGCCGGTAACTGCGCTAGGCCGCGTTGCCGAAGTTGTGATGGCATCGGTGCATATATAGATGTTATTTATGCCGGTGACCTTGGCCCCCAATGAGTACGCCTGACCTGATGCCCAATTAGTAGGCCACACGTAATTCCGCGAGATATACGCGATTGCATTCTGCGTGGTGTCGTCTTGCCCCGCTGGCGATATTTGAAAGTACCCCGCCGAGGTCTGGGTATAAGGCGAAGTATTGAAAATGTACCCCTGCGCCCCGTTGACCTGGTACCCCGCGTATGGTGTTGCGATGTTTACGCCGTAGGTCTGAAACGCTAGCCGCGCGTTACTTAAGGGACCAGCCAAAGGAATCTGATTCGTCACGCCCCACTGGGTACCCGTTAGCAGTCGCAAGAAATCGCCCGGAAGCTGATAATTTGCAACACCCGTTTGGGTTGTGAACGTATAGATTCGCTTTAGCTGGGTCCAGCCATCCTGATAATCCAACAACTGATCGGCCACAAACTTGAGAAGCGAAACATACTGCCTAGCCGCCGGAGCGGTAGAGCCGTAATAGGACGATTCTCTCGGTTGATTAATCCGATCAAGAAACTCGTCGATCACCTCCTTCACTGTTGCCATTGGGTCGGGTTACTCCGCTGGCACTTCTTTTTTAGCCAAAGAGAGCTTACCTTTTACTGATGCTGGCGCTACCTCTGCCGGTGCTTCCTCAACTACTGCAGGAGCAACAACGGCACTGACTGACGCCGCGCCGATCACCTCATCTGAGAAGCTAGCAGGAAGCACAAAATCAGGGTTGAGTTTGCGAAACGCCTCATATTCCACCGGAAAACGCTTAACATGATCCTTGGTAGCTTTGCCCTCAAAGTTTGCTCTATCAAACTTAAAATAGAGCACGTTCTTGAGCGTAACGACTTCGCCGGTAATTGTCTTGTGGTTTTCATCTACTAAATAAAACATAAATTCCTATACTGTTCGTATGCTGTAAATTATCTGAATCCCGGTCGTCGAGCCCGCGCCAGTAGTGCAAGTCAACCCCTCGCCAACTGCAGTTTCAAACCACCCGTCGCCGTTTTCGGTTTCGGGTAGCACTACACTGCCGTTTATGCCGTTCTGAAACGTGGCACTAATCGCAGTACCCGCCCCTGATGGCTTGCTGTTAAATACCAACGTGGTAGCCGTACCGCCCGCCTGAGCGACAAGGCCGAGCACCTTAATGGTCGACCCTGCCACTGCTGCAACAATTAAAGAGTCGGTTTGACTCGCCGCCACGTTGACGAAAACGCGCTTTACAATAAACGACATTATGACGCCTCGTGGATGATAAACCAGTTAGCTGTGCCAGTGTCGCCCGCCTCACTAGTAACGGAAAAACTCACGCCGTTAGAAATTGCCGAAACATACGGATTTAAAGCCGTTGATTCTGCGCTAGTCCTGGTAAGAAAGATCCGGCTACCAGTAGTTGCACAAGTTGTAGAGGTAACTACAGGAGTAGTCCCGTTGAACGTCAACGTGCCGCTGCAAGCGCTGGCCGATGTTGCTTCCTGTATGGCGATGGTCTTGCCAGTAATAAAAGCAAAATCAGTGCTGAACGCGCGGCCTAGCCGCTCGCACAAGCCCCGTGATTGTGCTGGTGTAAACACGTTACCAAGAGCCGCCGTACATGCATCTGCATGCGCGTTGGTTATCCCGATAAGATTGATAGAAAAAAATACCGCTAAAATGAACTTTTTCATGGTTATACCTTTCGTGGTCTGCCTACTCTATTTTTCAACTGCTCTGGCGAAATTTCCATAGTTGGCGCTGCTGGCTCCTCAACTGCTGGCGCTTCCTCCGCGAGCTCATCAGGAACAAACGAACGCCTGCCGCCTTTAGCTTGCGCCTTTAGTGCTTCAAGCTCGCGCTTGAGTCTGAGGTTTTCCATTTCAGCACGATCCGCGCGGCCACTCTGCCCGTTAGGAGAGTTGATTTTTAGCCACTGCTTGGCAATGTCGCGGACCTCAAACCCTGACTGGTCTTTCAGCTGCTCGCATTCCACCTCGTCCATGTCCGCTACTTGCTCAAGGGTGTGAATCCCGAACATGTGCAACTCTGTGATGGTCTGAGGCTGCAGGAACTCAAAGTCCTCGATAGAGTGGCCGTCGGGAATCTTGCCCGAGCGGAAGTACTTATACTGCCGGTTGAACTGCCGCTTAATAAAGTGATCGGCTACATCTTCCTTAATGTTGGTGTCGCCCTTGGTTTCAACCCGGACCATCTCCACCCATTCCTCGAATGCATCTTTAAAAGGTATCCCGGTCTTAGGATCAATCTCAAAAGCTGGCTTGCCCTGAGCATCCATGGCCCTGATTGGCTTTCCATACTGGTCTGTTGCTACGGTTCCGTCGTCACGCTTTACATAGAGAGGTCGCGCGCGAAAACTGAGGCGCTTCTTATTGTAGAATTTGACGTTTTGCTTACCGGACTGCTTGAGAGTACCGTCCGAGTTGATCTGAACATCTTCGAGTAAAGGAGATTCGAAGGTATCGATTCCTGACATATATCACCGTATAAAGTCGGCGGCCCAAACTGCGGGCCGCCGGTTAAATTGTTAGTCCTGACAGTTTGTTACCATGCGCTGAGCCGAAACGCATGTTGCGGCCCTTGCTGTGGTGATTGTCTCTGTAAGGTTTAGCCCCTGCACAAGGTCGGTAGCGGTATCATCTACCACGCCAGCCGTGCCGGTTGTGTACAGCTTGACATCAGCCGCGCAATTCAAGGCCGCGTTGACCTTAAATGCTGTGCTGCCGTCATACGAGTAAGTATTGATAGGTCCGATAGGAGCCCAAAAATACTCGCTAGCTGCAGACACCGCAAACTGAGGGATGCAACACAAAGTAGGCTTTGCGCCTGAAGTTGTGGTTGTTCCCGATGTTGCAACGTTTGCATTGCTGATCGTGCATAGATCGTACTGAGCGATAGCAGCGGATGAGATCAGATACTTATATACAGTACCCTCTACCTCTACCTCTGTCCCCAGTGCGAAGGATGGAACCTGCCCGGTAACGGCTACACCGTCCGAGCTGGTCAAATTCATTTTTGCTTTAATCATTTCAAACCCCCAGAATTATGAATCGTACATTACAGCGTTTAGCGCGGGATTGTTCATTGTGAGATTGCCAATACCGAGCAAGATACCTGCATCCACCAACTGATTAAACGATGTACGTTTGTTCAATGGCTGGAAGTTGTACCCGTTGTACATCTTGAGTTTGAAGGTCTTGGTATTAAGCAAGTACCCACGATCTGCAGCAATGTGAGAAAGGCCCGAGAAAATTTTTCCACCGGCCAGAACGATGGTAACACCCTCGATCTGAACGTTGTCGAAATTAGCCTCGAACATTTCCTTGTCGACTGTGATTCTCTGCTTACCAGAGAAGCTGTCACAAGCTGCGTTGTAGTAGGTAGTGCCAAACAGGCCAAGATCCGGCTTGTCGGTACCACGAACGATCAGGTTTTTCACGTAACGTGTACGGCTCTCGATGTTGCTGCTGTCGGTAGCAGATCCGAAAGTCGATACAAGGTTTACCGAAGTATTTCGGATAGCCGAGTAAGTTGCACGTGACAAACCGCCGATGGTGCCGGTGTTGTTAGTATCGGGAAGATATCCACGAATACCAGCAAACGCCTTGCCGCCGTAGGTTGTGCCGTCGCCCTGAAGCATGGCCTCCATAACGTTCCAGGTTGATTCGTCTGCAATCTCCTGGCGCTCATCCATGAGGTCCAGGAAAGCGTTATCACCTTGGTTTTGTGCTTGCTCAAGAGCATTGATCACAGTAGGCGTAACGATGATCTTAGGAGTGAACGCGAAAGCCGCTAGGGTGTTGTTGTACCCCATGGTTATTTCCTCGTCCGCGTCGATCAACTGAACATACTGATTCTGTGCAATACGGATATTCTCGGAGATGAATCGACCACCGTTGATGGTCTTGATCCCGCCGTTTTTCCGCATCTTGAATACGAGTGGAATGTTATCTGCTACCGCATCAGCTGGTTTCTTCTCTCGAAGCTCCCAGGTGGTAGAGTAAATATCGCTAAAATTATCTGGCATGATACCCTCTGTTTATTTGTCTCTGTGTAGCTCAAGAGCCTTTTCTAGCGCTGCGCGCTTTGAAAGCTTCCCGGCTAAATTGCCCTCGTTTACGCGTGGAGCTGTACGACCTGGTACAGCAGCAGACGCGCGTCGAGAACGCTCTATGTGATGTTGATTTTGTGCGTTGGAGACTTTGACCGGATCGCCTGCTACCTGGCCGCCTAATGCTTTGTAGGCCTCTCGGACTACAACACCTAGATCGGCGTTGGGAAACCTGCGAATCACGCGAGCTTGAAATGACTCGCTACGTACCAAAGATCCGATCTCGGATGCGAGTTGTATACCTTCTTCTGTATCGTTCAGATCAGGGAATACGCGATCGCCGGTCCGAGTCTTTTCGGACGTTAGCTGATTGAATACCGCATCAAACGTGGCCACCGTCCGCTGGAACTGTTGTTCCTGGCGCTGCAACTCTTGCTGCAGGTCTTTCTGTTCTAACCGATTAACCTTCTCTAATAAAGTGTTAACCTCTGATGTGCTAGTTGCTGCCGCCTTTTTGTCGAGGTCGATCCCCAGTTTCAGGAGCTCCGCGCGCACTGAATCGCCGTCCCGCTTCCGCATTTCCTCTACTAACTGAAGCGCCTGAGCTATTTTTACCTCGTCGGGTAGATTCTCCTCGCCCCTGACGGATAGGTAATTCTTTACCCTTTCGGCCAATTCTCGCGCCGGTTTTGCCGATTCCCTAGCCTCGCGCTCTGCCTGTTGCGCCCTGGTTACCTCTGCGGTTCTGGAATCATGAATCCGCTTAAACTCGCGCTGAATGGCTGCAATATCCTTGTTTCTCCATGCCTCTTTACCCCGCGCGCTAAACTCTGCAGGCGGATCAACCTCCTCCGCTACGGCCTGGCTAACCTCTTTTGCTGTAGGGGTTTCCGTTTGTACCGGTGCTGGTGTTTCCTCCCGGTGTATCTGTAATGACTTTTCCAGTGCTTCCCGGTTTGATAAACCATCAAATTTTGGCTCCTCAACTGTAGTTTCTGCTACTGGCTCCGCTAGCCTTACTTCGTTTTCTATAGTGTCCATTTATTTCACCTTGCTTATTACTTCGGCCTGTAAATCAATTCCGGCCTTCTTTGCTAACTTCTCTTGTTTCGCCGCTTCCTTGTCTAGTTTCTGCCGTATCTCTGTGGGGTTTGCCCGGACCTTTTGAATAGCCTCAAGGCTGGCCCGCCGCCTATCGGCCCTTAGTGCGGCCCGCTCCTCTTTTGTGCCCTTCTCAACGTATTTACGTGGCTCTGCCACTGACCCGAACGTGATTGATCCGGTTTGCTCGTCGAGCTGATTCCACTCCGAACGCGATTCAACCCACTGCTGCGCGCCCTCGTGGTAGGTTTTTGGCATTGAGTCAAAGATAACGGTCGGAGCCTCGCCAAAGCGATTATTTGGATTAGGCGGATGTCCTGGCTTTAAACTCTTGGTTTCCCGGTCCCAGTAGAAGATGCCGCGTGTTTGTTTCCGTGGAAACTGAGGCGGCCATTCTGATTCATTTTCGTCGCCGTATTTGTGGATCTTGCTTTTAATCGTCAAAGTCGACCTCCTGGATTAATAGTAGTAACAACTCCTCCTCGCGCCGTTTTTTGCGCTTCTGACGTTTTGCCCTTTCTTCAAGCTTCAAAAGCTTTAGTTCTAACCGCCTCTTTTTTCTTTCTTCCCGTAACCGCTCGCGCTCATCCTCATACCGCCATGCTATAGGACCATCCGGCGATTGCCCGGTGTCGGTGTTGCCAGCAGGAGAACGAAGGAAGAAAAGTAAAGTCATTTCTTAGTAAGGTGTGCGTGTATGTCCGCCACTGTATTCGTGTAGTGTTTAACCGCAAACTGCTTGTATTCGTCACTTCGCCCGTCTGTTGACGGGTCCATTCCATAACCCCATACCGCATCAAAATCACAGGTCATTCCGTAATGGTCTAGCCCGTTAGCTTTCCGCCACTCTTTAGACACGTAGTAATAGGTCGAATCGCAAATAGCGCGCCGATGCGTCGGGTCTTGCCAGCACCTCTGGTTGTTGTAGTACGGTGCGATAATTTCAATTTTTGCGCCTGGTGCTAGTATCCGGTAAACCTCTTCAAAGAACTTGCATAGAGCGTCCACGCTCTTGGCACTTTTCATCTCTACCGAGTAGATATTCCCCGGATTCCAGTACCCAAGCGGTATGTGTTCAATGTAGTGGCTGCAGAAAGCTTCCGAAACCGAATTATTGGCAATAGGCCACGGGTAATGGTTCAGGTTGTGGACAATATCCACGCCTTCACATTTGGCTATATCAAGGCCGGTAAACCCCTCACGCTTACGCTGGCCGCATGCAATGTCTAATTTTATTGTTTTCTTTTCTTTTGCTTTTACCATACCTGATCCATCTGCTGATCGTAGTGCCCCACCTTCACCCGACAATCTACCGCGCATCTGTAGCCGTGTTTTCGAGCATCCCCCCAAAAGTGTAAATCTTGAGTTGCCGCGCCTTCCTTTCCTGCTACGGTACGGAACCACGGTTTGCGAAGTTTTGGGTCTTTGAACATTGAAAGCCTAAAAAGATTAAACCCCATGCCGGTCCCGCAACACTCTACTACCTGCCCCTCGCGCGGCGGTTGCGGCCTAAAATTAACCGTAGAATCTTTAGGATCTCCCCATATTTGCGCCACACCTTCCGGCCCCTTGGTAAAGTATAAGCCGCCCACGCATGCATACTCTGGGTGTGCTTCCATTGTCTCTAACAGTTTCAACACGCCATCGGACGGCGGGCAGTTGTCGTGCTCTATTGTTAAAATGTATTCCCACTGTGAAAGATCGGGGTGCCCTATTACTTGCTCAATTGCGCTGCTATATGCGTCGCCTACTTCCATCCCCTGCGCTAGTATGCGAAACGCGCCTTGATTCGGTGGGAAGCATAGATTGATATGCGAAAGATACACCTTTGCAGGAATTGACTGTCCTGCTGGCACAATTACAACTATACGCTGATGTTTCCAGCTACCGCCCTTAATTAAACGCGCCGAGGTTTTGCCTAAATCGGAATTGTGCGCGCCTGCGAAGTCTTGAACTATTAAACCCATAATTTACTCAAAAGGCGTTGTATCAAACATCACTTGGCCTGTTGTGGCCATTGCCTCGCCAATAGTTTTCATGGCATCAATCATTTTTTCTGGACTGCCGATTCTAACTGATACTTTGTTGCCCGATACTAATGACAGCCAAATAGAACTGAAAACCATGTCTATTTCAATTGCTTCAACGTGTTCGGTGTTAACCAACACGCCGCTTTTTGTTCTTATCCACAAAGCCATAATACCCTTAAAATGTTCCCATTAAAGCAAACCACGGAGGCCTTACAGCAACGTTGGTTGTTTGCACTACTTGCGACAAATGAATACTACTTGGCGGCGCTGTTGTTGCTGCTGAATAAACTCCGTAGAAAGGAAAATTTGTTTTGTTTCCTCCACCAAACGGTAACGCCTGCAACGTTAGAACTGATGCATTACCAACTATAGAATATGTTCCGACGGTTGCGGACGATGTTGAGTTGAAAATAAATCCAAAATAATAATCTCCCGGTGTCATATTAAAAGTGACTGGTACACTATGATACCGTGTAAGAGAAATACCTGAATACGAACTTGCCGCCGTACTATTCCAGCCATAGGTAACAGTACCCGATGATGCCAACGAAAGTGTAGACGCTGTTTGCGTGTACACCGCCGCCGTATACGTTAGGGTAGCCCCGGCAGAACTAGATCCGGTAACGCCGACCACAAAATCAAGCTGTGTTGCAGATATATTATTTCGTAAGTTTTGCCGCTGGATTAGTAACGAACTAGCAATCATAGCTTGAAGACCGACAAATGGGCGCGGCTCCCAAGCTGATACTGTTGGATCTATATGCGAATACGACGCGGTTATTTGGGAACTGTTCGACATTCCAAATGTTATTCTATTGGAATTAACAAATGCTACTGTCCCGGTAGTGTTTGCAGTTTGGCTGCCCGCAGCTAGTACATTACCACCGTCTCCCGCCCCGCCGCCGGAGGGGACCGATATCACTACCGATCCGTTAGTCATTCCCACCGATGCAATGCCAGCACCTTGGAAACTAAACGATCGCGCGTCAAGCGTTGTGCTTGAAGCCGCTCCTGTTGTGTTACTAACCGCATAAGCGCCGATAGTTTGATTGGTCTGAGCTGGCACAGTAGGTACTGTGTAAGATCCAATTACTGAACCGGCGGAATTGCTAAAAGTGAATCCATTGCTATTAGCAAAATTGATTGTCTGAAATGTAGACGATCCACCCGAAGCGCTAAATGCAGGGTTGCTTTGTGATGTAATGCCATTATGGCTACCTACCAGCGACCCGTTTGATGAATAAAATGAAAGTCCGTTTAAGTTGCCAAACGTGGCAGTTTGAAACGTAAAACTTCCGTTGCTGCCGGACAATGCCTGATTACTTTGGGAGGTCAAGCCGTTATGTGAAGCTGTAATCGTTTGATTGTTAAGACCAAAAGAAACGCCATTGCTATTGGCAAACGTGTATGCGCTGGCTGCATCGCTCTGCGTACCAGCAGAAAGAGTTAATGCCGTTAAAAAGAAAGCTGTATTTGGTACCGTATAGCTTAAAACGATCGATCCGTTGGTATTCCTAAAAGTAGCGCCGTTGCTATTTGCAAAACTTAATGTTTGAAACGTGGAGGAGCCACCGGAGGCACTAAAAGCCGGGTTGCTTTGAGATGTAATGCCGTTATGGCTTGCGGTAATTTGATTGCTGCCGGACATACCAAAAGTAATGCCGTTGCTATCAACAAAGTTTACGGTGCCGCTGGTAGCAGTTTGTGTTCCTGCCGCTGCCGCTATTCCACCACCACCACCCGCACCGCCGGAGATCGTGATCGTCATCGATCCGCCGTTGGTAGAGCCTGAAAGGGTAATGTTATTACCGCCAGCAAGCACTAAACGATTTGTGCCGAAACCAGTATTCCCGGAGGTGTTGCCGAGCGTAGACATACCACCGGAGAAAGTAGCGCCACCACCGCCGCCACCCGTCCCAACAACGTCAGGCAAGCCGGTATATGGGTTTCTCTGTATCGATAACGCCATAACTACGTATACGTTAAACTAGCCCGATCATCCCAAACTTGCGTAAAATCAAACGGATTAGCAGCAAAACGGATCTCTGTTACTGTGCCAGTCGTCACCTGCCGCATGATAAACCACGCCGCGTCACCGTTAGACGCGCCGCGTAGCGCATACCCCGTGTAAACCGTACCCGCGCCGTCATCATCGAGATTAGAGATAAGGGGAAGCATGGCGTTTACAGTCTGCACCAAAGCGCCATTTTCCAGCCGCGTGACCGCTACCGGGTAGGAATTCGTGGGGCTGTTGGCAACGTTTTGTATACCCACTAGTCGATCTCCTCCTCGTCGATCTCGATGTGACTAGGATCGCCAGCCTGGTCCCGAACGATCCGGCCTGTGCGCTTCTTCTTTTTGCCTTTCGGCGTTTCGAGCTTCACAACTACCGGCTGTGGTGCCGTCTTAAGCTCTTTCAAAGTCTTTTGCATTTCAAGCATGCTCTTGCTCAGTTCTAACTTATGCTCTTCCTGTAGGCGCTGCTCTGTCACCCACTTTTCGCGCTCTGATAGCATGGCCTGTTGTGCTTCCACGCCCGCGTACAGCTCATCTAACTGCGCTTTTCTATCCTCTGTTGCCTTGGCTATCAGTAGCTCTAATTGCTTGAGCTCGCTCTTATCGGCAATCTCGCGAGCCCGTAGCATGAATTCTGTGCGGCTGGCGGCTAGCTCCTGTTGTGCTACTGCTAACTCGCCCTGTAGTGCTTGCGCCTTCAGGTTCAGCTCTGACGCCGCTACACCTGACTCGTTTTGCATCTTGATTTGCTCTAGCTGCAATGCAAACCCGTCTAGCCGCTCCTTCTGTGCAATCTTGGCGGCCTCAATGTTCTGCTCCATTTGCATTTGCAATTGGGTTAGCCGGTCGTCAGTCATTGCCTTCTGCTCTGCAAACTCTTGCTTGCGTGTTTCAAGCTGCAGCCGTTGCCCCTCTATAGCGCTCTGCATTTTGAGCTTTTCCAGGTCACGGTTTGGCTCCTCTGGTTTGGGCTGCGCCACCTTGTCGATCGTCTTTTGGATGGCGTCGGTCACCTCGTCCATAAACAGCTTGCCGTCGGTTAGCTCGCCTACAACGTGCTTCATTATTCGCAGTTCAGCGTCGGCTAGCTCTGGCATATCAAGCGCCGTCTTGGCTACGGATTCCATCATCTTAGTAATGGCATTAGCTGACTCTATAGCCTTGGTACGCTTCCATTCCTGGTTAATTGAGATGGTTGAATCCGTTTCAAAATCCATTCTGAAACGCCCGCGCCGGTTGTTCTTGAGAAGGTCAAGCGCTGCGACATAACGCTGCTTGTCCTCATCATCGAGCGTCTGCGGTGTAACGTACTCGTCTACAGTTTTCTCGCTGAACATCTTTAGGCCAAACTCAAGCGCTAGCTGGTAGTTATCCTTGATCCACTCCTGCACGGCCCGCTGATACGGTTCCATCCTGTTAAGCGCAAACTTACCCTCAAGTTGCCGCTCGCCGTAGGTCTTATCAGCATCGGAGGTTTGCCCACGAATTAGGTCAGAAAATCCGGTAATATTATAGAACATGTTCAAACGCTGCTCGAATGCAACGTACATGCCCTGCAAACCCTTCATGAGCTCGTCTACTGGGAAGTAGGCCACAAGGTTTGCTAGCGAGCCCTGGCCATTCATAAGACTTTGCTGCAAGTTAGGGATACCCATACCGGTACCCTCTCCGCTCGCCCAATTCTCGCCAATCAATGAGGCAAGCTCGCGCACGGATGAGTCAAATAGAAACCGGATACGTACCGCACGGGTAAGCTGCAGCATGCGGGTTACTATAGAGCTGACGTCATCGATTATATCTTGGACCTGGAAATACTCAGGAGTAGGCCAGAAATTGCGGGTTGATTGATTAATCACTAGCGGCTGTGTACACGGGAAAAACCGGGTTAACCCGTACAGGTCTGAGTTATCGCGCTCGATCGGCCCTTCCGATTCCTCCTCTGCCACCTCGTTATAGTATTCGGCCATCTCTTTTGGCTGAAAGAAATCCTCCGAATTCTCTGCAAACCAACGGACCTCTTTTAGTATCGCATCGTGGTATTCGTACACCTTGATCGGCTTGCCGTTCTTTTTGTGCTCGTCTATATCGACAAGCGCAATCTTGCGAAGAGCATCTTCCCCGAACTTTTCCCGAAACTCGCGGTAATTGTAATGATACTCGAATGCCAGCCGGGTCACCTTATTCCAGCGTATAGCATCAGGATCAACGATTAAATGCGGATACATGCCCGCCTCAAAGTATATCTTTTCGTCGTCGATCGTGACGCTAGTACCCGGCGAGTAGTACGGCCCTAGATCATCATCCTTAACAAGATCCGGTGAAATCTCGTCGCCCTCTGGCGTAAGGAATATAGGAGGCATCGGCTGCGCTGGCATTGGTTGACCATCCGGCCCCATTTGCGGCTCTGGCGCTGGCTGCTCTACTACCTGAAGCCGGATCTTCTCTTCCTCTACTGATTCCTCGCTGCAGTACTGCCAGCGGCCCCAACCGAAGTTCGTAACCAAGAAATCGTCAACGGATGCGCTGAATTCTGGGAGCGGGTCGAAGGTCTTGAGTACGCCCTTAACAAAGCGCTCACCAATGATGCAAGCCGTGCGGCCATAGGGATCGTCGCCCTGGGTATCCTTAACCACCGGAACCGGTAACCGCGCTAAGGTAATCGGCTGCCTCACCTTCCAGCAGGACCACCAAAGGGGGAACCGCACCCACCGTTTCGCCCGATCCATCTCGCCGCCGCCGTATAGCTTGCCTAGCTTTGTGCGCTTCTCAATTTCATTCCAAGAGCGATCGGCAATAAGGACGAAATCGTCGCTCTTCTTTTTGCCGTCTGTAATGAATTGTTTAGCGTCGGCTATCGTAATTGTATCGCCGCGCATTACCTGGCTATCAAGTGGCTTTTCGGCGGGTTCTGCTTTCTTCTTTTTAGCCAATGGGAAGCCCTGGGATTATATCTTTTAATGCCGGTCTGACGGTGCGCTTGTCTTTCATCGCCATCTCAACCGCTGTATCAATATCAGTAGGCGCATCGTTTACTACGTTGTGAACCATCGCCGCAATAGTCACGCAATCCACAATGTGGGTCGCTTCGCCGTGCTCCGCGTAGTCCCACTGCCGCGCCGGTGACTCGTGCCGCTCTACCGCTGGGATATAATCCCGGCAGTACTTGCAAGACTCAAACACAACTAGCATAGGCCAAGATTCACCACTGCCCGCTACTAGTTTTGTTCCGTTGAGTTTAGACGTGGTTTGCGCGCCGCGATTCTTTCGATCCAGCTCGCCGAGGGAGAGCACTACACCCGCTTCCCTAAAATCATGTTCAATAGCACGACCGCCGAGCTTAATAAACGGGAACTTATCGGTAAAGGTCGGCTGGTTGTCGTGTACCTCTTCCGTCCGCTCTATGATCCCGTTTGCAATGTCCTTGTTTGACCAGCCTTTCGGCGCAAGATTGGTTATGTTCTTTTCGGCGTCGTTGGTCGGATATTCTGCTTTGCACCCGTACCACTCGCGATAGATTACCAGACACCCGCGCGGCAGGTAACGCTCATGTATCGTGCCGCCGTGTACCGTTACGCCTGGTGAAACGGCAACCCATATACACGCCCATGGCTCGTATGAACCATAGTCGAACGTGCGAAACCGGAGCCAAAAATCTGGCACCTTGAAATCCTTGACAACGTGCCGATCTTCATCCCAAGTAGAGAAATAGTTACCGGTTATCGCGTCCCAATCGCCCTCGTCGAGCGCCCGCGCGAGCTCTGGATCGCCGATGTCTTGCAACCGTTCAGTGTGCGCTGCAAGGTTTACGCTCTTATTGTCCTGTGCTTTAGATGGCACGTACTGCCGCCGAAAACCGCCGATCTCCTCTATAACGAATTCGCCGCGAGCCTTGACGTAATGTTTGCGAAAGTACCCCACGGATTGCCCCGTAGGGTTTCCTGTGTGTAGTATCCACGGCAGTTTCTTTTGCCAGAATTCCGGCTGCTGCGCTAAATGTTGTGGAGTGATACGGCACCACCCCTTGAACGCTCTAAGCAATCGTTCCTTAATCTGTGGCGCTTCATCCACAACCACGATTTGATTTTCGTTACCTTGCGCTGAATCGAATTGGCGCTCATCTTGGCAATGCTTAAAGGATAACGTGTTTTGATTTGGGAATCGTATACCTTTCTCTGTTACGTCTACTATGCCACGGCTTGAAAGGTCTGCAAGTAACGCACGAAACCCCCTGTTACCCTCTAAATGATTGGTCTTGATGTCGTCGAACTTTTTACGGATCAACGTCATCTGCAACCCTTTGCACTCCATACCTGCAGAAGCTAACGCCACGCGCACAAGGTAGGATTTGCCGCCCTCGGAAGCTCCGCCGAATAGTTGATCGTTGGCTGGCGATTCAAGCGCCTGTTCCTGTCGCGGCCACAATGGCCAATCGCAGTGTATATCAACCATCTTTAGGTTTGCGGTTTATAATAACTGTTATTTCGCCGCTGTGCTCGTGGTCCACCTTGTCGCCCCACCGTTTCGGTAACAGTTTAGCGGCTACCCATTTGCGCGCGTCAATCTGCAGCCTAGCAACATTGTAATCTGTGGCCTTGTCGGCTATTTCGACAATCTGATCAGCGTAATAATCGGCCTGTTTGGCCCGTGCGCGCGCGTATTGGTCGCCATAGTCTTTGTTCGAAACCACCGCATCCGTAACAGTATTGTGGGCTGGCATGCCCTCATCCCTGCAAATGGCTCGCAGACTTTCACCGCGCGCTAACCGCTCGCAGATGTGGTCCATCTGCTCTCGTGTAACGGTTGTACCCTTCTTGCGCCCCATTTAAGCATCTGCCCTGATTAAACGCTGTCTCATTAGTGCGTCCCGCACGTAGTCGCGATCAAGATCGCACACCTCGCAGCAATCTCTGAAACTAATACGACCGGGATAGTGGCCCAAGATCCACGCCTCCGCATCCTGCCCCCACCGCCAATAGTCTGCGTTGTTATTCCCCCGTTCTTTGCATTGCTGCAGTATAACAAGATCGTGGACAGCCCGCATTAAAACGGCCCAATGTAACGTTACCTCTGGCAGCGGGTCTGGATCCGCGTTGACCGAATCAATCC